ATTAAAGGACTAACTTTTGTAACTAGTTTTGAATTATTTTTTGCCATTCATCTAATACGCCGAACTTGTTGGTGTAGAAGATGTGGTTGTTACTGATGTGGTTGTTGTTGTACCTGTAGATGTTACTGTATAACCTTTACCAGTTGTAGCCTGTGCATCGACACTACCTGAAATTGTACTATTAACTAAATCAATTTCAAGTAACTGATTTCTTACAGGTACTACATCATTTGATTTAGGTATTACTGTTACACGAATCTTAGTTGATGATGAACCATCTACATTTGATACTGCAGTTATATTAAGTGTTCCTGTACTGATTAATCCATTTACATAATCTACTGTGCCAGCAGTAGAGTTTAGATAAGTTCTAACTCCTGCAGCAGATAAAGAATAAATTCTTAAATTACCAGAACCGTCATCATCAAAAAAGTATTCTGTTGTTAAATCATTATCTAAATAAAATCCTGTTGAAGCAATCACTCCACCCGCATCTGAATTATGACCAGAGTGTGGGTTAAAGAATGAATTATTAAAATTAATATTGTAAGATGATGACCCAACTACAGGTGTAAAAAATTTACCCATAGTTACTGTTGTAGTGTTATTTAATATTGATGAATCAGTCTCATCTATTAATCTTAATAGTTTAGAATGTCTAAAGACATTATTGAATTCTTCTAAATCTGTTGTGTTATAATTTGATATTGTAGTGTTTACTAAACTTGCAAGTTCAGTTGCAGTAGATGTTGTTGCAGTAGAATCAAATTGAAAGTTTGTATTTAAAATTATAAATGTAACCTCTGGGTCTACAATAACAGGTGTAATTGATGCAACCTTAAATGGTGCAAATGCTGTAACTAAGTTACTCTTTTGTTCTGTGGTTAGATTCTCACCTGTTGTTGATTTAATTGAGATAAACACTTTACCATATTCTGGGTTAGATGATACTCCTGTGCTTGTATCAAAACTACCATCTTCTCCACCCCATACAGAAACTGCCTGTGTGTTTGGAAATAATTTTTTAGTGTAAGATTTATAATCATCTATTGTAACTGCTCTACCTTGTGCAGCATAATCTAGTGGAGCCTGTAACTTAATTGAATCTATACTTTCTGCTTCAGAACCACCTGTTGCAGCTGCAACTGTTGTAACTGTAATTGAAGTTACACTATCAATACTTGATGGTGATGTAAATGATGTTGCACCATTTGCTAAACTTTTATTTGTAACCACATATTGTAATTGTACAATGTTACCATCTGAGACTGCTTTACTAATTGTTCCGTCACCAAAGTAAACTTCATACAAACCACTATCAGTTTCTTGTAAATAATAAACGGTACTATCAGATGTAAGTTGTGTTATATCTGTTGCCTTAGTGTAAGTTGTGGTTGTTGTATCAGATGATGATGTTTGTACCTTGACTGTTAAAGTTGATGTATCTGAATTAGCATCTGATAGTGTAAACCTTTGGTCTACCTCATTTGAATCTACTGTGTACCTAGATGTTACATAAGTACCTTCATAAATTTTCACACTATCAAAAGGAACGGCACTACCTGTATTACTTGCAGTCACATCTGCGATTGTAACAAATTGATAATCTTCTCCGTCTACCGAAGTTGTAAATGCAGTTCCTGCATTCATAGTTTTAGTATTTCCGTCTGTGGTTAAAGAAATATTAACTGTTGCCACAGGTGCCCTTGCAGATGTTGTTTCATATCCTAAAGTTTTTGCATGAGAAACTACACTTGAACGAAGTGATGCACTATCTAAAAACATTTCGTTTGCCAACATGTTTGCATTGAATCCTAGATAGTGAGTATTGTAAGCAAGAACATCTAATAGAATATTCATACCAGAACCTTCAAAGTCATAGTCCTTAAATTGTGATTGTGCTTTTAAAAATGTTTTTAGATTTTCTTTGATGTTATCAAAGTCTAATTCTGTTACTCTTAATCTTTTTTCGTTTGTTGCCATTTATCGTATTCTCTCTAACATCAAATCTAATTCTACTAATTGTGTGGGTGCGTTTACTACATAAAATTCTATTGATATCTCATATGCATTTCTATCAAAATTAGGTATGGCCCTAACTGATACTAACCTACATCTTGGTTCAAAGTTTTCTATAACATCTTCAACCTTTCTAGTTAAGACTGCAGCAATCATAGGATTTAAATGTTCAAATAATAATTCACGAATCCCACCAGCTATTTCTGGGTGAAAAGGTTTTTCAAAAGTATTTAAATTAATTAGATTTCTTAATGACCTTTTTACAGCCAACACATCTGTTACTTTGTTTATATCTGAACCTACTGTTTTTCTTCCAAAAAATAAATCTAGGTCAGAATACTGTTGTGAATTCCTAGATATATTATTTTGTGCCTGTGCGTCTTTATATGCTGATGCCATAGTAGTTCCCTTAATCTTTAACTATTATTTATAAAGAGTTCTTTATACTTTTGTTAATTTTCCTTTCTTATTTCTTTTATTTCTTTTTCTAGCATAATACCTTTCATCAAGAACAGTATATCCTGTACCTTCTTCCCACTCTGTAGTTCCTCTCCAAGCCCATGGTCCAGCATCAGCATATATGTCACCATCACAAGCTTCTCTCATTACTTGTAATCCCTCTTCGGTACCATCCCACTCAACATAATTTGGATTTAAATTTTCATAAGCCTCAAAAAATCTTTTTATCTTATGGACAGGTAAAGGTATTACATAGTCTGGTATAGGTAGACCAGTATCTCTATCGTAAAGGATTCCCATTTGTTTTAGCATCGATTGTTCAATCGAAGTAATTTTGGCATCATAAAATTTTTGAATCACTCCCTCATCTGAAAGTATATCTCCTGTTGGCGAACTAAAGTCACCCGTTTTAGTTTTCCACCTTTTTTTCGCATTTCTTTCTTCTGGTGTTTCTTCTGTTTGAATAAATGTTTCTCCACCACCAGATGTTTTTTCTACTATGGTATACTTTTCTCTTTTTTCTGTTCTTGATTCACCATCTTCTATAATCTCTATTTCTTCTACTGTAATTTCTTTAACATCTACTGTTACATTTTCTTTATCAACCACATTTTTGGCTTCTTCTACTGCCTGTTCTGATGCTTGTGATATGGCAGCTGATAACTCAACAGGTGTTGTCTCTCCAGCTGGTAATTGTAAGTTTGGTGTTAGTTTACCAATTTGTGCTGTTGCATCTTCTAAACTAAGTGAGTTCATTTGTGATGCCACAGAATCTAGGTCTATACCTTTTGTACTAAGTGCATCACCAAACTGAGCCTCAATACTTGCCTTCTGTGCTTCAAAACTTGCAAGACCCTCTGGTGTTGTAATATCAAAGTTTGCCAGTTGTGTAAAATCACTCTGCATGTTTACATTCGGAATCTCAGGTAGTTCAGGTATTAAACTACCAAGTGATGCTACCAAGTCGGCAACGGCAGATTGTAAAGTTGAAAGAATACTACTTGCCTCTCCACCATGTTCTGCAAGTAATTTGTCTTTTAATGCTGTGGCATCAGTTAATGCTTTGTTTAACTTTTCATTTGCTCCTTGTAAATTTGGTGTTGTAAAATCTGCCATCTTTTATTCCTATGCCACAGGTGCGTTAGTATTTGTTTGTGTATCACCACGACTATCAGCACCTTGTGAATGTACATGAGTTGTAAGTCCAATACCATTTGCAGTAACTTCTTCTGTGGTTGTAATTGTACCTCCACTACCAGAGAGAATAATTCTACTTGAGCTACCTAAGAATGTCATTGAACCTACTGCCTCTGATTTAATGTCTAGATTTGTTGCTGCCTTAATAGTCATTGATGTACCAGAGGATATAGATGTACTACCAACACTAAAGGCTGTTAGATTTGTTTGTGCAACAATTCCTACAGTTTTTAATGATGAAATTGTATAGTTACCTGAGGCAACTACATCATAAGAACCACCAATACTTCTAGTCTCTTTTCCACCTATTGTAATATCAAAATCTTTTGCAGTTCCTTTTTCTGTGGTACCAACTGCACCTGCAACAGAGTTTGCAATATTAAATCCATGATTACCATTTATTTCTTCTTCAAGATTACCACCACCTTCTCCAGCACCAATCTTAACTTGTTCTGATTTACCAATCTTTCTTGTATAGTCTCCACCGACTTCTAATATATAATCACCTTCTATAAGTTCTCTCTTTGTACCACTACATGTTAAATTAATATTACCAGTTACATAAATGTTTGATGCTCCAGCAATTAGTTCATAGTTGTCACCTACAACCTTAACAGTTTTTGTTCCGTCATTAATTATTTCTTCGAATGTACCAGAGGCATGTTGTCTGAGTAATCTTTCTCCGTCTGGTGTATCATCTATTTCAAATACATGTCCTGTCTCAGATTCAAATACATGATTGTAAGGATATTGTCCTGTGTCACTAGCTGTCTTTTCAAATCCTCTAGGGAATGGTTCATCAAAAGTTCCAGCTGTTTCTTCTGTGCTTGTTGTTGATACAGTTGATAGAAAGGGTTTGGTTGCTGTAGGTATATCTTTAAATCTTGTACTTCTTCTGTCTTGTAAAAGTCTATGATTTTCGGCTTCTTTACCTCTTGCTAATTTTGAGGTATCTGGTTCATTTAAAGTGTGGTTTGAATGTAGTATTCTGTTTGAGGGATAATCACCTGATGGGTCATTAAACCCCTTTGTTACATCTGCTAAATTTTGTGAGACACCAGGTAGTGAACCCATGATGATTGGTTGTTGTTTTTCTATGTCTGAAAAGAAACCTAAAACCCAAGAACCCTCTACAAGAAATGTTGGTGAGTTTCCAAGTCCTTGCATGGATGGGTCTGTGACGGGATGCATGACATGCGCCCATGGTAAATCCTTTGTGGGAATATCCACTAAATTTTCTGTGTGGTAACCTAAACATCTAACTTGAACTCGGCCGAGAAACGCAGGGTCTGAACGATTTTCAACAACACCAACGAACCAGTTAAAGCCGTCTTGGCCCATAAAATACTTTTCTTCCATAGAAAGTATTTATACTAGGTGTTTCGATAGTCTAGGTAAATGTTACCAGCAAGTATGATTCTTTCTTCGGTCATGTCCGATGCCTTAGGCACTTCGTGTATGACATGGCCAGGAAAGATAACTATCTCATCTGGTTTAGGATATACTTCCAATTTGGCTTCTCGGAAATATAGAGGTGGGGCATTGTTAGGTACTTGTATATAATAACACCATGACCACAATGCAGGGCCATGAGTATGGGGTTTGGTATAATCATGTTGATTATAGATTGCACCCCAACAATCAAATGTAAAAAAATTCTCTAGTGTTCCTTTCTGGTCTCGTGCAGTAACTGACTTGACTATGTTTATAGCCCTGTCACATACTTGGTTGATGATTGGATACTTCTTATGTAAAAACCAGTCGGTCATGTATGCCTTCACATTAGACCTTCTGGCTTCTTCGTGTTTGTGAGAGCGAATGATGTCTGACATTTCTTGTAAAAAATGTTGTAAAGATAATGTTCTGCGTATCACTCGCTCCGATTTTACGAAAGTGTGTATCTCACCTTCCGATTTTAGATTATTCGATAGTTCTTTTAAAGACATTATATTCCTAAGAATTCTTCGCCTTTTTTAAGATGCTCTAGTTGAATATCTTTTTGAAGTCTTTCTAGTTCTGATTTCAAACTATCAAGCTCATCATTCATAGACTTTACATCATCATGTAGACGCAAAAACGCCATACCGAAATATCCGATAAAGACTATGTTTACTAAAATAAGCATCGTAAGTAGCATATACTCACCTCCTATACTTTATCAATTAAATCCCTTAATATCTCATTATGCAGAATTGTAATTATCATATCTGCAATTTTTTCAAATAAATTTTCTATTCTCATTCTTGTTCACCTTTTATCGTATTCATAATAAAACACCAAAACATGGCAATCGTAAATAACTTAATTGCTAGTGCCATACCTTTTGATAAATCAATTCCATATACACCGTATATCCAAATGCCCAAAAACCCCAACACTAAATATCTCATACAATTTCTCCGATAGTTCACCGTATTTATTCGACGCGATTTTTAGTGGTAAGTTTCCGATAAGGGCATATCCGCTAATATAGTTCTTTTATACCAATCATAGAAAAAGGGGTTATTCTCAAATAGAGAATTTATCTCCGAACCTTCAATACGACCATCATCTATCAATCGTGCAATAATACGCCACTTCTCCTCACGCATCTCTGGTGGGTCTTCATGATATTCAAATAGTCCAAATTCTTTTCCTGTGATATGTTCATGCATGTCCATACCATAAGATATCTTTTTATCATTTGGGTCCATTGATTAAATAACCTCCTGTAAACGCAAAGAGTAATCCGACAAAAGTAAATACAAGCACTCTAGTCCAATCGACTACCTCGTTTACCTCTATGTGTCCTGCAACACCAAATATGTTTAATATACCCAATATAAACAATAGTGCTCCAACTGTTCGATTCTTCATATTAACACCTCCTTACAGGTATTGTCAAGTACCAAGTCTATGAAAGTATGAAATAATCCATACCATCGTGATTCCATAGACAAATAATATACCAATCAGTATCTTAAAAAATGTAAGTATTCTCATCTTTCTAATACCACAAAGGCTCCAAAATGTTTATCAAATACTCTTACAAGATTTTCATAATCACTTGATTTCATATCTTTGAGTATACTCTCACTATCTAAATCTAATTGTTTTGATAGTACGATTGCACGACCCAAGAGATAATGTGCATTACCTTGTGGTCCTGTCAAGTCTATAAATTCTCTTTGTGTTCTTTTCTTCTTTCTTATCATAATCTATCTGCATCTCCATAACCTGTTCTACCCGAACATTTATAACTTACTTCTTTCAATCCTGCTCTTCTCATAGCACCTGCCTTCATTATATCTCTTTTA